GACACGGTGAGACCGCCGTTGGCCGCGATGGCGGTCGGGCTCCCGGTCACCGTCAGCCCATTGCCGATGTTTGCGCTGCCGGTGATCGTCGCGTTGCCGTTGATTTGCAGGCCGCCAGCGGTCACCGCGTTGGTCACGCCGAGCGCGTTGTTGACCTGCAGGTTGCCCTGGACGGTGAGCCCGTTGTCGAACAGCGAGTTCCCATAGATGTGGACGCCGCTCGCCGCCGCGACGATCCCGTAGCCGCCGCCAGCGTTGACGGTGAGGACGCCAGCGGTCGTCACGGTGCTAGAGAAGCTGCCCGTCCCCTGAACACTAAAATTGCCGCCGACAATCGCGTTGTTGGTGACCTGCAGCCCCGTCCCGGCGCCGTTGATGATCAGCCCACCCGAGAGCGTGCCCCCGGTGAGCGGCAGGTAGGGCGTCGCCACATCGATGGTCGGCGGCGTGGTGCCGGTGTTGATCGCGAGGCCCGGCCCGGTTTGGTAGGCGCCAGCGCCGGCTGGGCCGGTCGGTCCGGTCGGGCCGGCTGGACCAGTGGCGCCCGTCGGTCCGGTCGGACCTTGTGGCCCGGTCGGTCCTGGCGGTCCTGGGACGGTGCTGTCGGCGCCGGCTGGACCGGTGGCACCTTGCGGCCCGGCTGGACCCTCCGGACCTGGGATGGTGCTCGCCGGCCCGGTCGGACCCTGTGGCCCGGTGGCGCCGGTGGCGCCCTGCGCACCTGTCGGGCCGGCGGGGCCAGCGGGACCGTCCGCGCCGGTCGGTCCGGTCGGTCCTGGCGGGCCTTGCGGGCCGGCCGGGCCAGCGCCGTCGGTCGGCGCCTGCATCCACGTCTCGGTGGCGGCATCCCACCAGATGAAGTTGTCGCTTACCGGGTCGATGGAGAGCGGGACCGAGGCAAACGGTCCGCCGAGCGGGGTGCTCACGGGTTGCGCGCGTCCGTCTGGATGATCAGGGGGCCGCCGCTATACCGCGCCTTGCGGTCGGCCAGCCGGATGCGGTCGAAGATCGCCTCGCGCGCCGTCCCCCAGAGCTGGAAGCGCGGGTCGTCGCCAATATAGGGCTCGGCAAAGGTCAGCGAGCCAAAGAGGTAGAGCGAGGGATATTGCTGCAGCAGCCAGTTGCTGGGGATGGCGGCAGAGAGCCCGGGCAGGCCTGACATGTAGACGAGGTTGAGCGGGTCGGGCGTGGCGCCGCTGTCCCCGGTCATGCGCAGATTGAGCCCCTCAATGGTAAACGCGACCGGGTAGCCGCTGATGTACCAGAGGTTGAAATCCATATTGGGTGGGGTTTGGTAGGTGAAGGGCCGGTTGCCGAGCGCTGTGGTGATGTACAGCTCGCGCAGCTCGGCAAAGTCAGGCGGCAGCGGCACCAGCACGCTGTTGGGGTTGGGGGTGATCGTGGTCGTGGTCTCGTTAAACCGGGTCTTGAGCCGGTCGCGCGCCTCCTCCTCGAACATGGCGATGAGGTCGGGGATCACCGGCGAGATCAGCGGATCGCCGGGCCGGGCCAGCCAATCCATGATCGAGTTTTGCAGGTTGGCGTAGCTGTCGAGCGGCATGGCGTGCCCTCAGATGATGAAGTGCCGCCCGTAGCGGAGATGCCGCCACTCGGGGTCGTTGAGCAGCCGGCGCACCGCCTTCTTGTGGTTCTTGTCCCAGGCGCGGATGCCGTATTGCTGCAGCCACAGGAGCTGCACCTGGGGCGGGATGCGCGCGGCGAGGCGCATCGAGCGGTCGGCGTTCCAGCCGTCGTTGTCGAGGCCCGAGCGCTTGTTCGCCTCGATCACCGGCTCGACATCCTCGCGGCGCCGGATGATGCAGGTATCGCTACTCTCGTCGTAGCGGTAGTGCTCGACCGCACCGGTCAACGGGTCGCGCGACAGGAAGCGCCAATCGTCACGCATGGGCGCCCTCCAGCTCGGCGACGCGGGCGGTGAGCTGCTGCACCGCGCGGATCAGGTACGGCACGGCTGCCTTGAGGTTGACCCAGTGGGTGTCCTCTTGCTCGACGACGACGCCGGGCAGCGCCTCCTTGACCTCCTGGGCAACGAGGCCAATCGGCACCGGCTGATCGCCGTGCAGCGCTTGGTAGTCCACCTTCCACTCGAACTCGCGCACCGGGGTGGCGAGGATCGCGGCGAGCGCGTCGACCTTGGTGTCGTGGATGTTCTTCTTGAACTTGCGGTCGCTGACCGCATCGACAAAGACGCGGAACTGCGCACCGCCGCCAAAGAAGTCGACCACCCAGTCGGTCGAGGTGCCAGTGATCTGATCGGCGGTCAGACTGGTGATCGGCTGGTTGCCGCCGCTCGACAACACCAAGTAACCCTGGTAACCGCGGTCGACAAAACACTGAACAGCGCCGGCCCACTGAAAAGCAAAGGCGTTGCTGCCAAAGTACTCGATGCCGTTATTGTTGATGTAGACTTGGTTGTTGTGAGAACTGATGTCGCCCGATGCGGCGATGGCCGAGCAAGTGATCGGACCGGTGACGATGGAGTCCGAGGCGTCCTGGCCGTTGATCACCGAGTTGCCGTTGACGGTGAGCCCGCTGGTGACCGTGCCGCCAGCGACATTGAGGTTGCCATTGCTGGTGATGGCGTTGGCGACGACGCTGTTGGCGCTGAGCTGGTTGCCGACCGCGAGGTTGCTGCTGATCGTCAGGTTGGCGAAGACCGGGTTGGTGTTCTGGATCGCCACCGGGCCTTGGGCGCTGCGGTTGATGTAGACCTCCAGGCCGCCGCTGTCCCACACGAACGCGATCTGGTTGGCGCCGCCAAAGTAGGAGATGCCATTGGTGGCGAGGAGGATGTTGGTGCCGGCAAAGGAGCCGTTGCCCGAGGCGGTAAAATTGCCGCTGTAGGTGCCGCTGCCGTTGACGTTGACACTGCCGGCCGAGATCGTCAGGCCGCCGCTGGCGATGGTGACCCCACCGGCGACATTGATGCCGCCGTAGACCGTGGCGGAGCCGTCGACCGCCAGCGCATTGGTGATCGTGAGATTGTCGATGCTGGCGCTGCCGACGACGCCCAGGCCGCCGCTGAGCCCGACATGGCCGCCAACCGCGAGCGTGCTGGTAAAGACGACGCCGCCGGTGACCGCGAGCGCGCCGGTGACCCCGACATTGCCGGCAAAGGTCACATTGCCCGGGAAGTTTATATCCCCGGCGCCGTCGCTGGTAATCGGCAGATAGGGGCTGCTGAGCAGCAGCCAGCCGCCTGACCCGGCGTTGAGGTCGGTGCGATAGGCAACGCTCGGCATTGCGCCCGAGACCCAGTCGTTGGCGACCGTGGCTATCGGCCCGGTGGTGGTCGCCCGGTAGATCGGCTTGGCGCCGAGGCTGTTGACTTGGAACTGATCGGCGCCGGCAGCGGCAGCGCCGGCCAGGAACGAGTAGATCTCGCCCTCGACATAGGCGGTCGGGTAGGCAACGTCAGTGGTGTTGTACTGCCACAGCGCGCCGGTCGGGGTGATCGTCGGCTCACTGGGGTTGATGCGGTCCCAGAAGCGCTTGATGGCGCCCATCATGGCGCGCGCGCAGTCGTTGACCGTCGAGGGCGCCTGCCCCTCGGGCCACCCGGCCGGCGGGGGCCGGTCGTTGGCGTTGTCGGTCTCAAACCAATTGGTGTTGTCGGAAATATCGGGCATGGCACACCCTCAAAAGGGCGGCGAGCCGCACCGGTCAGCCGGGAGGGGTCTGCGCCGGATACGGCTCGCCTATACCGCGCTTCGCTGTGTCCCCCAGGAGACGCGGATGGGGTGGTTAGCTGAGGTCGAAGATGCCGCCCGAGCCGGCCTCGTTGCGGGCCTCCAGGGTGTATTCGCCGACCATCAGCTTCTTCTCGTTATCGCCCGTTTTTGCGAGGTCTACCAATGCGATAGGCCGCAGCCAGGAGACCGCCCACAGGTCGCTGTTAATGATCAAGGCGTCGCGCGACCGCATAAAGCGGTCAGCCTTCACCTCGACCGAGCCGAAGTCGTAGACATAGACGTCGATGCTCGCGACCAGCTTCTCTTCATCGGCATTGATGTACCGGGTGTTGTTGCCGGTGAAGGTCCGCGAGACGACCTGCTTCTGCTCGCTGTTGACCAGCAGCTCGTCAGGCTCGTCACCGGAGTTCTGCCACACCGAGGCGAGCGCCGCCTGGAGCATCAGCTCGGTAAACGGTGCCTGGGTGCCATCGGTGCGGGCATTGGTGCCGTTGCCGGTGGGGTCGGCGCCGCCGGTCCCCTTCTGCGTGTTGGTGTGGATGAAGGAGAGGACCGAGCCCAAGAGCGGCGCGACGGTAGATGAACCGACGGCACGCGCTTGGTTCTGCAGGAGGATGGTCTCCATGTCGCGCTTGAGGGATTTCCCTTTCTTGGCGACCTGATAGCCCATTTCGTTTTTGCGGCCCGCCTTGTCGACAGCCTCCTCGGTCATCGAGATGATGACCGTCTTGCGGCTGATCTGGGTGTAGTTGCCCAGACGCACGGTCGGGACGACCGCGTCAAAGGCGCTGATGTCATCGCCCTGGATCTGGGCGTTGGCACCATTTGGCGGCTCGAGCGCG